ATGAAGGTCCAGACCATGGGGTGTTCCTTGGCTGCGCCCAAAAGGACGCTTGGGCGTATTCGCCCGGTCTTGTGCGTGGATGCGTCAGGCGGTGGGCCGCGTCAGACGATGGAGCCGCCGCCCAGCGGGTTGCGGCCGGGGATCTCGGGAAAGCCGCCGAAGTTCGCAAGATTGCCGAATTTGGCCGCACAGGTCGCCGCGCGCAGATCGCAGCCCGGCGCGAGGTCGACCAGTAAAGGCAATGGGTCGCCGGTCTCTGGGTCAATCTCTGGAGCGCCCAGCGCCGCAGCGATCTCCGGCATTGGGCGCGAAAGTGTCACGAGTGCCCCGGCATGCCCGGTGATGAACCCCAACTGCGGCCCGAACCGCAGCACCCCGCCGCGATACCAGCCGTCGGGCATTTCCGCCGCCTGCGCGATTGTGACGGCATTGGCCGCAACGCTGCTCACCACGCCACCCTGCCAATGCAGCGCAATGTCGAGCCCGCAGCCACGCCCATAAAGCGCATGGCCGCAAAGCCTCTGGTACTTCGCCCGCACCCCGGCCCGGCGCAACGTGCTGAACACGGACTCGCAACTCAGGATGATCCGCTGGCCCTCGACCTCGGCCCCGACCACGCGGCCCTTCCAATGCGCCACCGTCTCACCCAGCACCTGCTCATGGCCGCGAAAGATAGTCAGCGTCACGGCTGCGTTGCCCATCGGCGCCAGAAACCGCCGCGCGAAAGGATGCGACACCGGCCACGTCAGCTCCAGCCGCCCACGCTCGATCTCGCTGGTCTGCACCACATCGCCATGGGCCACGGCGGCAGGGTCCCAGATGATCGCCTCCCCGCCGCTGCCCGCGCTGGTCCAGGCACCGGCCCGGCTCGTGAACCGCCAGACCTGCGCACCCTCGATGAACTGGTAAAGGAAATACGGGCGGCCCTCGGCAGGAGAAGACTCGATGCTGGCGTAGCTCATGGGCGGGTGTCTCGTGAATGTGATCTGGAAATGGGGCGCCTATGCGCGGCGGTTATTTCAGGTTGCTGCAACGGCAGAGGCGCAATATCCCGAAGCTGTGACCATGGAGAGCGCCATGACGCCTGATCCCAGCCCCGCCGACCCTCTCGCCGACCCTGCCCTGACCGTGGCATCAAATCCCGGCCTCCGGCACGCCCCTGCTACGGCACGTAATCGCGAGCCGATCCGCCGGATGCTGGCCGAATTGCTTCCCCACCGACCCTGCACGGTCCTCGAAGTTGCCTCGGGTTCAGGCGAGCACGCTTTGTGGATGGCGCGCTCGCTACCGGATATGACATGGATTCCCAGCGAGGCGACGGCGGAGGGCCTCGCCGTCATCGAAGATTGGCGGAAGCTTTGTCCTGAACTCGCGGATCGCGTCTTGTCACCGGTTCTGATCGATGCCTCTCAGCCGCCTTGGCACGGGGCCCCTGTGGACGCGATCTTTGTGGCAAACCTCACTCATATCGCCCCATGGTCTGCAACGATTGGGCTGGTTGAAGGCGCGGCGCAGCGTCTCCTCTCTGGCGGCCTTCTGTTGATCTATGGGCCCTTCAACGAGGGGGGCGGTTTTACAGGACCCGGCAACGCCGCATTTGACGCCGATCTTCGCGCACGAAACCCCGATTGGGGCCTGCGCGATCGCGAAGCTTTGGACGTGGCGGCCACTATGCAGGGCTTCGTAGCCGCCTCGCACCGCGCGATGCCTGCTGACAATCGCCTTCTGGTCTATCGTCGAAGGTAATCAGACAGGGTCCTGCAATTGGGCTTTTGTCTGCGTTTGTCTGCACTGGCTCACTCCGGCACCTCGACGATGGGGATCGTGACCTCGCTGGCCACCGCGCTGTGCGTGATCTCGATCCGGTCAGCATCTGCGCGCACTGCGGTCAAAAAATGCACCTTCGTGCCGATTGGCGCTGGTTCGCCGAGGTTTGACGAAATCGTCAGCCGATGGTCCAGTCCGTCTGCAATGGCGGCGGTGATAGACCGGAACCGCAGCGTGCCAGGCATTTCCAGCATGATGCGTCGTCCGGTATAGCTGTCGATGTCTGTAACCGGCGCGACGCGCATGAGCACCGACCCCGATGTCATGCCGGCGCGCAGTTGCAGATCATAGCCCCAGGTCGGCAGCCAGAAGCTGGCCTGCCGCCCTCGCAGCGACCAGAGCCAGCGGCGCATCGCGTGGCGCGCGGTTGGGCCTTGGGCTTTCAGCGTGATGCTTTCGCCGCGCTCGAACACATCGCGCATCGGTTCCACTACCACGGGCCCGAAACCGTTGTCGACATATTCGACCGCGCGGCGCAGGCTGGCCGTGAGCGGGCGGCGGGTGAGGCTTGGGTTGGTCTGGACCGGGCGGCCGAGATAGGTTGGCAGCACTGGTGCTGCGAGGTCGGGCGCGTCGTGCAGCAGGAAACTGACGGTTACCGTGCCCTCGCCCTGACGGCGGCGGGCGATCTCGACCGCCGAGGTCAGTAAGCCCACGCGGATCGGCGCGACAGTGATCCGCCGCGCGGCCACAAACGTGGCGGGCAGCTGCAGGGCCAGGGGCTCTGCCAGGACCAATCGGTCGACTTGAACGGCAGTGATCTCGGCTAGAACTGCTTCGCCACCATCGACACCGATCGCTGCCAATCCCCCGGCGTGGAAATCCGACAGCGTCGTGTCGATCATGATCTCTGTCGCCCCCTGCGTCAGATCGGTGTCCGGCTGCAGCGCCATGTGCCAGAGCGGGACCAGCCAGTCCCCGGTGAACCCCGCCCGCACCAGTTCCGCCGCCCGCGCCATGTCCAGCGCATCCAGCCGGTGGCGAAACGTGACGATCTCGCGCGGGCGGGGGCGGAGCGCGATGCGCTGTTCGCCGGCGCGCGATTGCAGGACGTCGGTGCGCCATTCCAGCACCTCAGTGATTTCCTGCGCTGCCGGGAACGGCCAGAGCGGCGGCGGGCCTCCCACTTCAGGCATTCATTGCACTCCGGTTGCGGCGGATGACGTTCAGGATTGCGCGCTCGCCCGAGGGGGTGGCG